TAAATAACGTAACTATTTATCCTCAACTCTTCGACCTTACCGCAATGAATCGCGAAGACATAACCACCGTCGAGCAGTTTAAAGCGGAATTCCCCGACCTTTATCCGTATGAAAACGGGAATATCTATCCTGCGAAAATTAGCGGTGTGAAGTTTTACGAGAAGCAAGACAAAAGCGGCGAACAGGTTTCCGTCACGCTTCCCGAAACTTACGACTTGCACGGCATAGGCAATTACAAGGATTACCTTGAGATTACGAAAAACGAGGATAACGAGCTTTACACGCTTAAAAAAATACAAAATATCGGAAGTGTAGATTTAGGAACGTTAGAATGGAAATACGCTAACAATCAATTTTATACGACAAAATTACGATCTATCCATGCATATTTATCTCAGGAAGTCGCAGAAATTCTTTGTTCAAAATACACAACAAGTACAAAGAACGCAATATCAAACGGCTGTATATCTGCTCATGAATCGGATCAGAAATATATAACTATAATGGACGAAGACTATACCGATACGACAGCGTTTAAAGAGGCATTAAGCGGGATTGTGCTTTATTACGCTCTTGCGACGCCTGTCGAGACAGTTATCGCAACAAACCTCACTTACGAGCAAGTGACGGCTATCAGGCATAACGGCGGTCTTATCGAGGTTGAGGACAACACAAACAAGGGATATTCAAGACCGATGATAAAAAATACGATTGTTTACAGATTAACGGCTACAAACACGGCGGAGGGCTAATATGGATAGGATTTTAAACGATTTAATTAAAGATAACGAAAACGTTAAAGAAGACATGTATAACGCACGAGTAAACGCGCTTATACGGCAAAAGTATTCGCAAGATAAAGTTGAAGCGATTATCGCAAACTATTTAAGCTATTTATCGGGAGAATCGGCAAATCAAAATTACAAAACGGAATACTTCGAATTCCAGGAATACAGGCAGAAGTGCAAGGAGACGGCAAAAAATGAAACAAACGATAACGCTTGATTCCATGACGTTCGTCGGCGTGGATAACATGCCTTTTGACGTTAATCAAAACGAGCCGTTAGAGCTTGAAGTTAAAAGCTCATACGATTTTGAAAGAATGTACTTTTATTTCAAAAATAACGGCGTAGAATCGGTTGTACGCGGTAAAAAAGGCGCGGACGGCTCACAGATTATAGAAGTGCCGAAAGAGCTTTTAAAGGCGGGAAAAATCGACCTTACCGTGTGCCTGCGCGACGGTATGAAGCTTTTGAAAAAGTGGGTCATTTCGCCGCTTTTAATATCCGAGTACGACGAGGATTTAATCGTTTCGGATTACTTAAAAACAATCGAAGACAAAATAACAAAACTTGAAGCAAGAGTTAAAGCTCTTGAAGAGAAAAACGATAATTTATTAAAACTTTAAAGGAGACAAATCATGAAAAGAATTATGTTAATTTTGCTTGCAATCGCCCTCGTTTTCGCTGTGCCGTTCGGCATGGCGACTGCCCACGCCGAAGAAAGCGGGGGCGGAACAGAGGCACAGTCGGAACAGGAAAGCGTTATCGAATCGGAATCGGCGGAAGAATCCGAACAAGGTTCTGAAACGATAACACTAACAAAAGACGAGCTTAAACAGCTTATCGATGAAGCGTTAACGGAAAATCAGAAAAATATTATCTCGATGTTATCCGAAAAAATATCGGGCTTAACGGGGCTTGATTTTACGTCGATATATTTAATAATAGCCGCTTGCGCCGTTGTTTTGCTTGGAATTATAATATTTATCGTTAAATACGTGCGTACAAAGACGCGTTTAAAAGCTACACAAGGAGCTTATGACCTTGAAAAGAAGGTAGCTGATAGCAATTCAAAACTTTTAGAAACACTTTCCAACGACGGTATTGCAAAGATTGTGCTTGAAGCTATGAAAGAGGGCGGAGACGACCTCGTTATAAAGCTTGCAACGGCTTTAAAGCTTGACGAAACGACTATATCAAAACTTATAACGGCGCAGGAAATGGCGGAAGAGCGTGAAAAGAAAATCATGCTTGCGCTTAAAGCTATCGCAAAAGACGCGGGAAGAACGGAAGTTGTCAACACTCTTTCGGAAGTCCCCGAAAAGTCATTAGTCGAAAAAATGACGCTCGAAAACGAAAAGCTTAAGCTTGCGCTCGGCGAGAAAAAAGTCGATGAGATTCTTTCTAAATGAGGTGAAAGATGAAAAGAAAATTAACTAATCAAGGCAAGGCGGCGGTTTATGCAACCGTTGCTTTGCTTTTATATATCGTGCCGTTTATAATCGTTATGATTTATCATCGCGAAAAGATATTTAAAAGCCCGAAAGCGGCTTTATCACTCTTTTCTATAACAGCGTTGTGCTTTGTCCTTTTCTTTCTTAAAAACCTTGTAAAAACGCTTTGCAAAATTTTAACGCCGATAGGATTCGGAAGCTTAATCGCCTTGCTTGTTTCGCTTGCATTAACGTCGTATTTAACCGATTTAACGCTTATAGCGACGGCAAGCGTTATCGGAAGCGTGCTTGCATGGTATCCGTATCAACTCGCCGCGACGTATTCGCGCCACAGCAAAGACGAGAACGGCGACGTTATCAAGGCGGCGGGAATGGACTTTAAAACGGCAAACGATAAGCTCTTCCAAATCAGCATAAGCGTAAAGGAGTAATGTATGGCAGACTTTTTCTCGGCAAACGAAACCGCAAAGGACGTTAAAGAATCTAAAATCATGACGGCGGAAACGGCAAAAAAGAAAGCCGCGACCACGGCGGCGGGTTGGTTTGTCAGAAATTCAAACAACATCTTTACCGTCCTGCTTCTTCTTTCCGCAACGGTTATCGTTTTCGTTGCTTCCGTAGCGTTCGACAATCCGTTTACGCGGCGAGAAATTACGGCGGCGATAGTTATGCTTGCCGCTTGCTCGTATCTGCTATTTTTAAACGGCTACCGTTCAGGCGAAACGGAGTATTTAAAGACGAAAGACTTTATCGAGACGGAAAGAACGCAGAACGCTTTAATAACAGAAGTAAAAGATAAAAAGCTTTTATACTTGCTTACAGACTTTTGCGAGGACTATATTCGCGAAGAGTTGAGAACGAAACGAAACGAGATTCTCTTGCCCGAAAACGTAAGCGAAGAAGACTTTAACAAGTACATCGCAGGCGAAGAAACAAAGCTTAACGAAAGTCAGTTAAAGGCATGCGAATTTGCGCGAAAAATAAAGCCGATACGCTTAACGCGAGAGATGATATTGAAGTGTTCGGAAACGAACAGCCGTTCGCCGCTTAATTCGGAAACAAAAATAAAAGTGATGATAGGCACGCGCTTTTTATCAAAGTTTATATCGGTTTGCCTCGCGTCCGTTTTCGCCTTTTCTCTGAGCTATCGGATAATAACTCAGTTCTCGCTCGAAACAGTCTTGCAGGGCGTTGTGTGCGTCCTTTTTATGCTTTTCGGACTTGTGAGCGGAATATCTTTTGGATTCAAGATACAAGGCAAATACACGGCAATTAAAGCCGAAAAAAACACACTCTTAAAACAGTTTTTAGAGTGGAGCGAAAAGAAAACAACAATTGAATAAATAAAGGTGAATCATGAAAAAATTCGACGTCGATACCTGTACGACGGAAGAACTGTTTAAACGCTGCCAGGCGTTGCGTTTTTCTGCCCAAAACGTCAGTTTAGCCGTCAATTTTTTTATACTGAAGACACCGCATAAAAGCCTTGCGGATAAATTCTGCATTGACGAAAAATCCGTCACAATGAGGAAGTGGCGGATGAAAAAAATATTAAATACATAAAAAGAGCCTGTGCGAGTAGCTACTTCGCGCAGGCTCTTTTTTTATCCTAACTTAATCAGGAATGAAAGACAAATATATTATTTCACATATTTCAAAAAAAATCAAACGATTTTATCAATTTTTTAAAAATTTTTTTTGTAGAGCTTTTGTATACCTTTCGTATATGCTTTGTAGGTTCAAATCAGAGCCGTAAAGCCGTATAATTCCCTCAGAAAGAAAAGAGGTGATAAATATGTACGAAAACCCTTATTTCAACCCTTACGGCGGCATGCCGAGGCAATATCCACCCCAACAGCCTGCACAGCCGCAGACAAACATTATCTTCGTAAACGGCTTGGAAGACGTTAAAAGCCGCTTACAACCTTGCCGCTCTCAAATGCTGTATAGCGACAACGATAAAAACCTCGTCTATTTGAAAGCGGTGGATGATACCGGACATTTTACCGTAAAGGTTTTCGACCTCGTAGAGCATAAAGAGGAGCAAGCTCCCGAAGTGAGCTATCTCACTCGGGCAGAGTTTGAAGAATTTAAAAAGAGCTTAACGGCAAAAACGGAAGAGGGGGCGAGCGTATGAATTTTTTAAAGCAAAGCATGGGCGGAGCTGTAAGGCAAGGCGGAGCATTGCCGCCTCAGCTTATGGGCGCGATACAAGATATAAAGCGCATGCAAGCCGTGTGCGGTGGAAACATGCAAGCCATGATAAATCAAGTCGCGGCACAACGCCCTGAAATCGGGCAAGCCTTAAAAGCGGCTCAGAACGGCAACGCTCGGCAAATAGTCGAGCAGTTATGCCAAAAGCAGGGCATAGACGTAAACGCCTTTATGCAGGCGTTACAAGCTTAATATTAACGTTCGACGCGCGGCGAGCGATGATATAAATTAAATTTTCAAGGAGAAACAATTATGGAAGGAACAGGCATTACTCCGGTAATGGACATGAATCGCGGCTACGGCTACGGTGACGGTTGCGGATTCGGCGGAAGCGGATTGTGGCTTTTCGCTATTCTCGCGCTCATGTGGGGCGGCGGCGGACTTTTTGGAAACCGCTACGCGCAGGACGGCAGAGCGGCAACGGTTGAGGATTTAAACAACTCGGCAAACTTTACAAGGCTCGAAAGCCAGGTCATGAACAACGGAAACAGAATCGAGCAGAAAGCGGACGCTGTTTACGGCGGAATCTGTAACCTCGGCTACGAAATGGCTCAGCAGTTCAGCGATACGAGGGCGCAAATGGCGACGTGTTGCTGTGAGACGCAGAGAGCGATTGACGGCGTAAATTACGCAGGCGCAATTAACACGGCGGCGTTAAAAGAAGCAGGCACGGCAAACACGCAGAAAATCCTCGACGCTATCTCGCAGAACAAAATCGAAGCTTTGCAGGCTAAGATTAACCAGCTCGAACTTCAACAGGCTGTTGCGGGTGTCGTAAGATATCCTACCCAATACGCTTACAATGCAGGACAGTCCCCGTTCTGCGGCGGAGCTTACGGGTGCGGCTCGGCGGCTTAAAATCTAAATTATCGCTTTAACAGCGCATTTCCCCCTTGTCGTACAAGTTTGCGCGGCGAGGGGGTTTTAAATAAAATCAAGGAGAAAAATATTATGACTTGCTTAAAAAACGCACATTATAAATCGTCCGCTCAGACGTACAACGGCACAGCGCAGGCTTTAACTACGGTTGCTTCGCCGCTTACTCTCGGCGCAGTGATTACCGACACGGGCATATCTTTAACGCCCAACTCTGCGGGTATAACCGTCAATAAAAGCGGCTTATATTGTATCTCGGCAGACGTAACGGTAACGTCTACGGCGGCGGGAATTATCAATATCCAAGCGTATATCAACGGCACGGCTCGCCCCGAAACGCTCAGAGCGGTTACCGTTCCTGCGGCGGGTAATACCGTCGTACATCTCGAGACGGTGGCATACATCTCTGCTTGTTGCGCGATGAATCCGATAATAACAATCGTCGGTAATGCAGACGGCGCGGCGGCGGGTAGTGTTTCGCTCATTGCTGTAAACGTCATAAAAGAGGCGTAAAGGAGCGTGACGAAATGCACCGCGAACTTATACACGACATCATTAAACACGGTTCTGACAGTCAAATGGAAGAGCTTAAAGACGTTTTAATCGATTTAATCGACGATGTTAAAAAAGACGATAAACAGGAACATAAGGCTATCGAGATAAGACTTTATCATATCCTTTACGGCGATAAACTTTGCGAAAAGTATGCAAAAGAGTGGGTTAAGAAGCTCGAGCGTAACGACGGCGGCACAGGCGAGAAGTGGAGTATTGAACAAACGGAATCCGTTCGGCAGAATTACGCGCCGCAAGCCGATAAGTGGGAGTGGTACGCGGTTTTAAACTCGATTTATTCCGACTATTACCACGAAAAATTTGATAATACAATATATTATCAGCTTGCGAAAGATTTCATAACAGACAAGGACGCTGTACGCGATAAAGTCCTCGCGTATTATATGTATATCGTCGGATAAAAATAAGCTACCGAGGTTTTCTCGGTAGCTTATTTTTTTAATCGTAAAAAGGTCTTTCTAACTTATCAACAACCGCGTAGGCGGTTATGTCGTTCGGAAGAATTTTCCCCGAAAGCCAATTTTCTAAAGTCCTTTGCGGAACTTTAAGATATTTTGCAAATTTAGGAACGGTTAAATTGTACTTATTTCGATAAGCGTTTAATCTGTCGTCGAGGTCAAAGTAAATCGGATCGTAACCGAAATGAAAGTCATTCGCCGCTTCTTCGTTATAATCGTCGCTGTCGTAATCGTCAAACGTCTTATAATTAACGTCGTTCGGAATCTCGTTCGAGCGAAGCTCGTAATGAAAACGCGAATCTTTGCAGCTGGCTTTGGCATTGCGAGCGTACTCAATTGCTTCCTTTTTATCAAGCGTTCTAAGCTCTTCCCATTCATCATCGCCGCTTACAGAATATACGGTATATAATTTCATAATAAATCTCCTTTGCGAGGATTAGCCGCCCCGCTCGGCTTATTTTTTAAGCGACAAATAAATTTCTGTCGCAGCTCTTTTTCATTTTTGCGCCGAAGCTTTCGTACCACTTGTTTTCTTTTTCGTTTATAAGCTCTTGAGCTTCATCGATTTTGTTTGAAAAAACATTATCAAGGATTTTCAAAACTTCAGATTCTCTTTCTTCAACAAGACGATTTGAATCTGTGCCGTAATAATCGGCAAGGTCATACAAAAAGTTCATAAACCACTTTTCAACCTTTAATTCGCCGCTTTTTGCTTTATAATAAATAACGCCGATTTGTTTTTTTGTAAATTCTGTAGCTTTATTAAATCCGTATTCTTTCATTTTCATTTTTCCTTTGGGGTTTTCCCCCTCGCTCATTTTGTGACTATATTATACCACCATCGTGGCGGTATGTCAACTAAAATAAGGGGGTATTTCAAAAAAAATAAAAAATTTTTTTAGCCACATTTTAGCCACAAAATTTTTTAAAGAGATTTTTAGAAATACAAAGAAACGGAGTAAAAAGACGGCAAAAAACGATTTAAAAAGGACAAACAAGGAAAAACACGGCATTATATTCGACCCCTGTTACCCGCACCAAAAAAACGGACTATCTAAACATGATAGTCCGTTTTTTTAGGTTATATCTATGATTTTGCGTTTTGTGTTTTTAATTTTCGAAATCACAAAAATATATTTTAGCCACATTTTAGCCACGTTTTTTAAAATTTAAAGGTTTTTAAGAATTCTTGCTCGCGTTCTTTATATATATCGCCATAAGTATCAAGTGTGTATTTTACCGAGTGACCGAGGCGGTGAGCGACGATATAAGCGTCCTCGGCTTTGCTTGCTCCGGACGAAAAGATAATCGTTGCATGTGTATGACGGAATTGGTGAGGAGTTATTTTTTTTACCCCTGCAAGATTGATATATTTAGCCATGTCGCGGCGCAACGTTTCGAACGGTATCGGTCGCGTTTTAAAAAACATAAAATCGTTCGACTTTAAATTAAACGTTTCGATATACTCCTTTAAAAGCGGCTCGAGGGCTTCGGGGATTGATTCGGTTAATGCCGAATGTGTCTTCCGATCGGTAACGGCATAGGTCTTTCCTTTGCCTCGTTCTTCGGGCGTTACCTTATTCGTAACGCTTTCATCGATTAATACGGTATGGTTTTCAAAGTCGATTTTTTTTACCTTTAAAGCCGTCGCCTCGCCTTTTCTGTTTGCCATATAAAAAAGATAGTTGAAGAAGACGTAATATATATAATGCTTGCGAACGGCGAAATTCTCGCGCCAATCTCCGACGGCGGCGGATTTTGCCGATTCGTAACACTCTTTCACGGTGGCGTTAAATTTCTGCCAATCTTCAATCGTCCACGCTTCCTTTTTTACAGTTGAGCGCGGAAATTTTTTTATCCGTTGATAGTCTTTGTAAGGTTGGTCAAAGTTATGTTCAAGTGAGCCGTATTTTAAGACACGACCTAAATTCGCCCACGTTTTGAACGTGGTTGACATTGCAAAATTTTGAGCAGATAGATAATCGCGAAACTTTAGTAAGTCGTTTTTTGATAATTCCGTCATTCTGATTTTGCGCAAACTTTGAAAACGGTTGTTAAAAATATTGACCGCCTCAAGATATGAAGACGTTTTGCATTCCGATTTGATTTGACGAAGTAAATCGTCGCATACTTCGCCGAATGTAATTCCGATAGGATTTTCACGCCGCTTTATGCCGCTCTCGTATTCGAGATAGGCGCGTTCGGCTTCCTTTTTAGAGTTATAAGCTCCGAGCTTTTTTTGCTTGTATTCACCGTATTCAAGAGCGCGAAAGCGAACGTACCATTTGTTAACGTTTTTAAGCTCTGAGCGGCATTTAGGGCATAATATGCGCTTCTCGGTTAAGTATTTGGCACATTTGGGGCAATATCTTTCGTAGTGTAAATAGCTTGCCAACGTCTTTCATCTCCTTATAAATCCTATATTCGGATTGTATAAATCCCATATCAGAAAAAAAAGTAAAACGGCAATCATCGCAACGATAGTAATAAATTGCGCCTTGATTAGCCTGTTTTTATCTCTTAAACTCCGTTCGTAAACGGCGCAGAGTTGCTCTATAGATTTTGGCGAGATATGCTCGCCGTCGGCTGAATTAAGCGGAGTGCTTTGAATATCGTCCGCCGTTCCGCCCATTGCTTCAACAATCGCGATAACGGTCGTCACGCCGGGGTCGGGCGTTCTCCCCGAAAAAATTCTTTTCACCGTCGAAATCGGCACGCCGCTTTTATCGGCTATATCCTGATAAGTCATTTTCGTTTCGTCTTTCAAAGCTTGCATTTTTGTTAAAATCATGTCTTTCGCTCCCTTTAAATTATAATAATGAAATTTATTTGCAAATTTGAGCCGTTAGCTCAAAAATGAAACCGTCTTAAAGTTTAAAATCGAGTATAAAAGTTGTAAATTTGGGTATTGATTTTCTCAAAAAACGGGTTTATCATATAACCAAACAAAAGAAAATCTTTCATTTAACACAAATTATAGACCTTTTATTCATAAATGTCAAGGGAGAAAGAAAAAAATGATACATCTCGACGGGAAAACCCAAAATTCGACAAAATCTTTTATCGATATGCTTAACGAAGAGCTTGGCGAGTTGCCAAAAGATGATTCCGATAAAATCCTTATCATTATCCGCGATACTTTTCATTTGGGCAGGGAAAAGTAGAAGGGTAGTCGATAAGTATTTTTAAGCCGAGGTTAAATGCCTCGGCTTTTTTTGTTTTTAGTTTTGGTAAACATTTTTTCGATGACCTACTTCAAGAACAAACACGGTAATCATTTCGTCGTCAATTCTTGTTATCAGTCTATAATCGCCGATTCTGTATCGCCATTGTCCCGAACGGTCTGCCGTTAACGCTTTGCCGAATAGTCTCGGATTTTCGCAGTTTTCTAAATTTTTGCCTATCCAGTTCATTATTATTATGAAACGTTGTTTATCGAGTTTATGGAGCTGTTTTTTCGCTTTCTCGGTAAATAAAACTTTATATCGTTTAGTTTTCTTTTCCATAGCCGTCCATAACCTCTTGGAAGCTGTAAGTTTTGGGGTTCTTAAGAAAATCCGCTTCAGCTTCCTCATATGCTTTTAAATCAAATTCGTCTTCTATCCGCTCCATAACAACTTTACGGATATATTCCGAAACGTTTAATCCATATAATGCAGCAAACTCTTTTATAAGGGCTTGTTCCTTGTCGGAAACTCTCATAGTTATCGCCATAGTCTTTCATCTCCTATATTATATTGTATGACAATTGTAATACATTATGCGTATTTTGTCAAGTATTTTGCGGCAATATTTTGCATTTTATTTTTTCTTTCTGTCTTTAAGCTCTGTTACAAGGGTTTTAAGCGTGGAGCGGATAAGCTGTAAATCTTCTTCGGAAAGCGATCCGATTGCTTCCATATCGAAGCCGAGAGCCTGTAAATGCTCTTCGGTGATTTCGTTGTTTTGCGGCTCGGGAGATATGCCCAGAGCCTCTTTTATGGCTTGTACGGTATCTATGCGGGGGTGTGGAGTAATTTCTAAAAGGACTTTTTCAATTGTGCTTTTAGGAATTCCCGACAATTCGGAGAGTTTTTCAAACGAAATTTTCTTCTGTTTTCTTAAATTGTTTAATTCTTTACCTGTCATTTTTATCACCTTTTTTGTTTTCTTTAATTCTATTATAAAAAAAACTCCAAAAAAGGCAACATTTTGCCGTAAAATGCTTGACAAACTTAAAATTTGGAGTTATAATCATATCGTAAAACTCCAAAAATGGAGTTTACAAACGTGAGGTGTAAAATAAAACGCCGATTTAATTTCCAAAATCAGCCGACGGTTTATCGAAAAAATAAAACGCCGACTTGATTTCCTTAAAGGTGGTCGACGTTCTATTCCTGAATTTGTTTACCTTAGCGATTTGCAGTTTGCGAAAAGCCCGTTTACGGCAATAGTTTAAACCTGGCACACACAGGCGTAAACGCGCCATTCATCGTCGCCTCGTCGGCGGTGTTTTTAAGGAGTTTTCATCTCCTACGATAGAACTTAATCGCAAACACGGCGGAAATTATTTCCTTTGCATAAAGCAGAGAAAAATACCTTTACCGCTTCTATGTATTGTTGCGCAACTTTCGCGGTTACAGTTCCGCGAACCCCGATGACGCAAGCGCACGTCGCCCTAAGGAACAGCGGGGTAACAGGAGAAGTTTTAATAACTTCTTCATAATAATCACCTCACTTCGGGTTTTTATTTCGGGGAGTCTTTCCAAAAGGGAAGAACTTCCCCGAGAAGTATATTATACGGCAAATTATTGCCGTTGTCAAATAAATTAGCTTACCCATTTTCATTCCCCCTTATCATTACCAGGAGCGGACTTCTTGCGAGGGGTTCGCTCTCGGGGTGGGGAAATAAAACACTGACCGCATTTGTTGCAAAAAACGCAACAACCACAAATAACGAGTATATGGCAAGACCTTATAAATTAACTAAATATAAAAATCTTCAAAAGCTCTTAATGGAAAGGGATTTGAGATATTGGCAAGTAGCCGCAAAGGTGTTTATGCCAGAACGAACGTTCAGATATAAAATGTCGGATAAATCACCGGGCTTCTACTCGGCGGAAATGTTCCGCATTCAACGCAACGTTTTCCCCGACAAGACGATTGAAGAGATTTTCGGCGAATAAGGAGAATGACGATGATAAAAGTGACTGAAAAAGACATACAGGACTTTGTCGCGTATGGCGAAGAGCGCGGAAAGGAAAAGACCGTGCAGACGGTTTTTAAAATACTTTCCCCGCTTTTAACGAAAGAACAGGTTAATGACCTTGCTCAATTTATGGTGAACGCTTTTTGTTGCAAGCACCTTGATAAAGCTTTATACGGCGATATGACGGTTAAAATGGCGAATTTTATCGCTAACGCGGGCAACGATTATACTTCGAAAGCTTGCTTATTAACCGAGCTTTTAAAGCTTAACGAATCATATGGAAATCGTATCAATTTTCAAGTAAGAAAAATAGACAAAACACCTGCAAACGTTGTTAAATTCCTTAAAAGAAACGAAATAAAATCGACGATACAAGAGCTAAAACAGAAATTGAAATCGTTATAATTTCGAAAGCTGAATGTTTCTTTTTTTCTTCGGACTGTTCCGCTTTTGACAAGGCTTCTGCTTCGCGGCATTCCTTTTCCACATAGTACGCCGCAAGCCCTGCGGGAGTGATGAAATAATGCGTCGGGAACGTTAGCATAGTTATATTTGTTTTGCCTACCTCGAAGTCCTTATCTTCAAGGGCGTGGCTCCAAATATAACCTTTAAAAAGCAAATAGTTAAGTATTTCGTTGTAATGTTCGATGCCGTGTGTTATAAAGATTGTTTCCACAGCTCCCTCTTCACGGCTGAGCTGTTCTAAGATTTCAAATTCGATGTTACAAAGTTTATCCATAAATTACCTCAAGGAGAATGAAAGATGAGTAAGTTAAAAGAACGGCGAGAGGAATTGCGTTTAACGCAAAAAGAGATCGCCGAAAAAATAGGCATTGCTGAAAGTGCCTATCAGAGATATGAGTACAATAAAATGGAGCCAGGCGTTAGCATGGCTTTAAAGATTGCTAAGGCGTTAAATACAACGGTAGAGGAGCTTTATTCTTCATCGATATAAAGTTCTTCGACGGTTGTTTCTAAGGCTTTGGCAAGGTGTACAGCTGTAAAAGCAAGCGGAACAATTTGCCCGCGCTCGTATCTTTGATAGGTACTTTCTGCTATATTGGCGCGCTCGGCGACTTGCTTTTGAGTGAGTTTTAACTCTTGCCGGCGTTGCTTTAAAGCTATAACCTTTGATTTATTGGAAGGGAAAAGATTTTCAACAGATGAATCCAAAGCTCTTGCTAAAGCGATTGCATTTATGGCTGTCGGAATTCTTTCAGATTTTTCCCATTTCTGTATTTGTTGATAAGAAACGTTGAGAAGATCGGCTAATTGTCTTTGAGAAAGGTTTAACTCTTCTCTCCGTTCTTTAATCTTGTTTGTCATTTATAGGGAATACCTCTTCCACAGTGGCGTTTAAAGCTTTTGCGATACGAACAGCGTTATAAACGGTCGGAATCCTTTGTCCGCTTTCATATCGTTGAATGATAGTATAGCTTGTTATTCCTGCTTTTTCGGCAAGTTGCGGTTGTGTTAAATTAAGTTTTTTTCGATATTCTGAAATTTTATTTGACATATACCCTCAAATTGCTTGACACCACGCAAAAGTTGTGATAAGATACAATCACCACTCAAACGTAGTGTAAAGCATA